GAGGATTCGATTCCATCGGAGATCATATCCTCCTTAAACATATAGTTTACAAAGTTTGGTTTAAATGATAAATGATTGGCAATTTTTAGAAAACAGTCTCCAATGTATCGAGGGATGACAGGTTTTGGTTTATCCTGCAGTTTAGCGATCTCAACATCTTCCCGATACCTAATTAGAGCAGCTAAAAACTCCTTATTGTTGACATAGTGTTCTGACCTCTTTCTTTTTGCCATAGTGCCTGTTCTGATCATAAGTCTTAATCACTATTATGTAGTATAGTATAACACTTTTACAGACAGTTGACAAGTTATGTCAAATCAGTTACAATAACCTTTGTGGAGGTTCAAAGGAAATATATTAGCTCTTTTTATTGTTATTATTAGATTTATAAAGTTTCTCTAAAATATCTTTAGCATCTCTGACGTTAGATATATACCCCATTTTTCTACTTAGTTTAGGTTCTCCCTTTTTCATTTTTTCCGAATCTGCCACGAATTGTTGAAACATAGAGATCATATGAACATCATGAGATTCTGATATTGTTAATATATCTGCTTTATCAATAATAAACATATCTTCTCTGCTAGTCTTTAACCAAGGTTCTACTTTATACCCTACTAAACCACCTTTTGCTTTAACTTCTGTTGCCATTACAGGATTTGAAAGAACGAGCATCGTGCGATTTTCTTCTTCAGACACTGCTACTTTAGCGAATATCTCTTCGCCATTTTTGAATTTAATCGTTGCGTAAAAATCGTCTTCCATCTTACTCCTTTAGTTGTATTGTGATAATGTCATAATTAAAATTTTCTTCATTGTATGTTTTAATTCTTTCAATAAGATGATTTAGTGTGTAGTTTTTTCTTGATTTATAAGAGCAGTCATCAGAGATGTCGTATAGTATAGCTTTGGTTTTGTTAGTTCCTTTTCGGAGTACTCTTCCAATGCTCTGGAGATTTCTAATCCTAGACTTTGAAGGAGAGGCAAAAACAATGTTATGGAGGTTTTTGATATTGATTCCAGTTGAAAACGTTCCATAAGATGCAATAATAACAGCGTTTATTTCTCTCTCGGTGATCTCACGAATAAGTTCTCTTTCTTCAGCATCCACACCACCATGAACAAAGAAAACTTTTCGATCATCTTCCTTATCAGTATTTATCAAGTCGTATAATACCGCACCATGAGTTTGTACTCTACTATACAATACTAGTGTATTACCTTTTAGATCAAGAGTCAAATTTTTGATGAAGTTATTTCTCTGTGAGTGTGTGATTAAATATTGTATCTCATCTTCATATGCTTCAAATTTCTGTGGTGGATGTTTTAATACAAGGCATTGAATATCTAACTGAGAAAGATGCCCTTGTCTCATTAATTCTTCTGTTTTTGTAACTTTGTATGATGGGCCAAATAGACCCTCTAAGACCCATTTATGCGTCTGTGTGCCGTCTAAAGTTCCAGTAAACCCAAATCTATACTTAGCATGATGTAATTTAGTCATTATAGATATTAATGACTTACTTTTAAACAAGTGAGCTTCATCTCCTATAACTACATTATAGTCTTCAAAGAATGATTTTTCTAATTTATATACAGACTGCCATGTGGTAATAGTCACAGGAAACTCATTGGTTTTCTCTTTTCCAGAATATATGCGGTGACAGTATGACTCAGAATCCCAACCATAATCCTGAAAATCCTTATACATCTGCTCTACGAGAGATGTCGTTGGAACAATTAGAAGTATTTTTTGGCCTTTATCGATGTAATATCTTACAAGAGAATAAATCATCAAAGATTTACCTGAAGCAGTGGGTGATATCAATAGCTTTCGATTATGTTTTAGAGCATCATATACTCCCTCAATTTGGTATTTCCTTGGGGAGTGAGAGCATATGGAAGACATATAATCCTTAACACCCTGATATGATATTCCCACATTCTCTTCGTAGGGAACTCCATAATATTCATTTTCTACAAACTTATAACTATAGTCGTGCTTCTTACAAAAGGCTACAATTCTATCTAACAACCCAACATAAATTCTTTTTGATCTAAGATCAAATAAATGTATTTCACCATTCCAATTACGATTCCTATATTGAGGCATAAACTTTGCACCCTCAACTTGGAATGTGAAGTGATCTCTTAACTCATACTCAATATGAGGTTCTGCATTTACTCTAAGAAATACTTCATTCGCCTTGGAAATAATAACATTCGCTGATGTATCAATCACATAGATGCATGAATCTATATGTATTTATCAGCCCTTGTCAACCCTATAATTATTGATACGCTAAAAAATCAAACTCTATTGTTACTCCCCAATATGCTGATAAAGTAGAATACTCTGTTTTCATTTTCTTTACAATATCTCCCTGTATTAGGTTATCTCTCTGAACTATAGTATTACAATAAAAAGGCACAATACATTTCTTTTTACCTTCATCTCTCATTTGTTTGAACATTTCAGCAATAGGTACTTGTTTATATGTGTCAATGATATGTGGATATAATACTGCATAACCTTGATACTTTAATTGTGAACGATAACTTTCCCTAATTGACTGCAACTCTGCTGTTGTATAAGTCTTAGCACATTTAGTATATGCTTTTGTGTTAGGATGTCGAGCGACAAACTTTCCGAACTGATATTCATCAATAAAAGGATAAACCTCAAGAAAATCTTTTTTTTGTTCTGGAGTGGGTTCTAACGGTTTCCCTTCTTCCTTGTTCTCATCCATTATAATCCACAACTCATTTCTAACATCTTCAGTTGAAGTAGCAACAGTTTCAACAGGTTCCTCATTCAGAAGATTTCCAAGTCTTCTTACTTTAGATTCTTTACCTCCCAAATCTTTTTCAAAGGAAACAACGTTCGCTTCTGTTGTTAAAAATTTACAATCTAGCATCATTTCAATAGTATGATTACCATTAATAATTTTTAATTTTTTAAGTTTTTCAAACCAAACAAGAGTGATTTTGTTTAAACCACTTGAATCGCCAGTTGCTTTTATCTTGTTTACTGCACGTTTAATACGTTCACGATCAACGTCAGTCTCTCTAACTTGATAACGTGTATCTGCATTAATCTTATATTCTCCATTACCCAAATGAGTAAAAAAATCAACAACATCAACAATTTTTGTGTTTTGCCATTGACCTGCCTTTATTAAATTGACAATTTGTTTTTCGGTCAATTTTTTTGTTTTAATAGTTGTCATATTTTTAATTTAAAAATTGAGTTAGTGTTGCTATTCCTTGAGTGTTTAAATCTTTTTTTGATAAAACATCATCGTTGTTATCAATCCAAGAGATAGTAGGTTCATCAGAATATCCTTTTTCCCAAACAAACCAAGCATAAACCATCATACCAGTTGTGTATTTGCCATCTTCTCTTAACTTTTCTCCCAACATAGGATATCTTGTAAAAACGTGAACTTTCTTTAGTGGAAACTCTTTGTCTGAATAAATCTCATCAAATCTTTTCTTTCCATGAAGATATGATAGTGGTAATAATAAAGCAAACTTTTTATTTACAACTGTCTTTGCTTTTAATATAAAATCATGTGCGAGAGAGAATGGTGGATTAGTAATGATATAATCATAGTTACCTGTTTCAGACAAGAAGTTAGTTTCTTTATCGTATGCACTAACTAAACCGTCATTCCATCTTTCCTTTAAAATATTACTAATCGCTCCTGCACCACAAGCAGGTTCACATACTGTTAGTGATTTATCAAAAGGTTCTACATCTAAAAACTTATTAGTCAAACTAAAAGGTGTTTCATAGAAATCTGATTTCTTTCTCTTTCCAGATGCATTATTCGCACTAAAGTTTTTACCTTTTGATTTATTCATAATGATATGTTCTACTACTTTCACAGTTGTATCATACATTATATCATAGATTTCTTTAGATGACCATACCTCTTCTCTGATCCACACTGATGTTAAGGAATCTGGATGAAACGTATAATCAACATTTCTTTCTTGGTAATTTGTTAACGTATCTAATCTATCAATTATACTTGAACCCTCCACAAAATCACATCCCGATAAAAACATATTATATGGAAAATAATCGTAAGGAGTGAAGAATGATTTTAATTCCAAATAGTTTTTAGCAGCTCTTTCAATTGCATTTCCTAAAGATTGTTTTTTCTTTCCTTCTTTTTCTCTCTTATCATTTGTTCCTTGTTGTTTT